CACTTTGCCTGACAAGGGTGTATTCCCTCCAGAGCTTGCTCCTCTCTTCGCCTACAAGCGCGGAGAGTCCCATCAAGCAAAACCACAAGCGGAGCAGCCAAAAGCCGCTCAGGAGCCAGCGCAGGCCCAAGGCGAGCCTGTTGCACCTATAAATCCCGATACGATGGACGAGCTTGCGCCAATTATTGATGCTGCGGGAGGACAAGAGGCCGTTGATACATGGCTTGAGTCCAAGGGCAAGACCCTTGATAGAGCACTTGAGGATCAAATCGTTGATCGGCCTGACGCTTTCATTCAGGCCGTGAAGAAGTTTACCGCTGACCTGAACGGATAGCCCCCCCACAATACCCATACCCCCGCACAGAGGGGCTGTTGAGTCATCCTCGCAGCCCCTCTGCCGCGCTGGGCGGAAAGACATGACAGCGGACGCAAAAGAGCGAAAGAATACCCCTGTATTCTCGGGCTTCATCAAATACTTCCCTGACGCGATGGCGGAGGTCGCCCATCTTAGTTGGGTCACGAACGAGCAACACAACCCCGGCGAGCCTATGCGCTGGGATCGCAGCAAGTCAAAAGATGAGCATGATGCGCTCGTTAGACATTTGATAGAGGCCGGAACCAGAGACACTGATGGTATGCGTCACAGCGCGAAAGTCGCTTGGCGAGCGATGGCGGCACTCCAGAAGGAAATTGAGGCTGAAGCAAAAAAATAATATTGACACACCCGCAGCACAACCTAGACTGCCGGTATGAACATATTCTGCCTTAACGACAATCCAGTAACCGCAGCAATCGAGATGTGCGATAAGCACGTCTCCAAAATGTGCGTTGAATACGCCCAACTGCTCGCGACCTGCTTCACCCTTGACCGTCTAGCCGAGCCTGACTGTCCACGCACTCAGACTGGCAACCCACGCAAGCACTTCAACCCTAAGCACCCGTCTAGCCTCTGGACCCGCGAGACACTCGCCAATATGCGCTGGCTCATTGACCACGCTAACGCGCTCGTAGCAGAGTTTGAGTATCGCTACGGCAAGCAGCACTTCTGCTCCTCATTCATCTCGTGGGCATCAGCCAACGTCGCCGACTGCGTTGTGCCAGAGGGCGACCGGACCGAGTTCTCCATCGCCATCAACGACGAACAGCAGTGTCGTCGAGATACGCGCTTTGAATCCGCGTCCGTCGTAGACAAGTATCGCCTCTACTACGCTCACGATAAGCGTGACTTTGCGAAGTGGAACAAGGGCCGACCTGCGCCGGTTTGGTTCAATACGATCCTTGACCCCGCATTCGCGTAGTGTATAATAATCTAAGCATTTCATAATAATGGATACCCAAAAGATCACAACACTACGACCCAGCAGCCTGCCGAAACTCGCGCAGTGTCCGGGCTACACCAATTCGCCCTTCAAGGCTGGCCCTCCAGCAATGCGTGGAACTATAACGGACGAGGGCTACCGCGACTACTTTGCTATCGGCGAGGACGCAACCAACTTCGTGGAGATGGACGAGCGCATCGCTGAATTGTCAGGGGAGTGCGGCGTTGAACTAGCACCCGCCAAGGCTGGAGTCCAGTGGGCTATTGACTACACCAAGATGCTTGCTGGTGGCTGCGAGATTATCACTGACGAAGATCGCCTAACGGTAAATACACCAATGCTAGACAGCAGCAGCGGGACTATGGACTGCCACATACCGGATAAGCGGATCATCATCGACCTCAAGAGCGGCATGGTGAGAAACTATAAGGAGCAACTCGCAGCCTACGCAATGGAAGTGATGAACGACCGATTTGAGGAGGAATACGACACCTACCTGTTATTCCTCGACAGTCAGACCGTCGTGAAATACACCTTCACGTTTGAGGAGGCTCAGGGGATCGTGGCGGCTATCCGAATGGCTACGCTCGACCCATACAAGCAGCTCAAGGTTAATCAGTATTGCGGCTGGTGCGGGAGCAAGGATACTTGTCAGGAGCGCAGAAACATGGCAGCTCGCAGCATGGCTGCACTTGACACGGCAGAGCGATTTGATGCGATTCTCGACGACCCGATTGAATTAGCGGACTTCCTGACCGGAGTAGAGGCTCTGGACGATCTCTACAGGCGAGCCAAGGCCAAGGGCGTTGACTACATCAGCGAGGGCGTGGAGGTTCCCGGCTTCAAGATGGTGGCGCGTAAAGGCAACGAGACTCTACCTAACGAGCAACTCTCTGAGTTCATCACTGCTAACAATATCCAGAATCACGACGTTGCATCTCTGGCTGGGAACCCGTCGAAGAGCAAATTCCTAAAGTTCGCCACAGAAGCTACTGGTGAGAACGCCGACTCTATTGAGTCGCAGGTCGAGTTTAAGCGCGGTGGCGGCAGCAAGTATCTGGCTAAGAAGTGATCCCCTACCCCCACCCACGCTGACCAGTAAGGCTATGAAGGAAATGAAACCATATCACTTTATTGTCACTATTAACCTCCATGAGAGGCCGAGTGAAATAATTGGGGTATTCGCTTATTTTACTGCTGCCGATAACTTCTTGAAAAATCACAAAGGCGAAGGTCTTTATGCTAAGATAGAGGGGTGGGAAGAGGGTGATCTTATTTTTGAAACCACGTATGCTAAAAATGAGAAGAATGATTTTGTGAGAAATTTAATGCCCTCTAATCAATCGAAAGAGTGAGAAAGATAAAAAAAGGACTTGATCTTTATGGCTTCTTGCTCAAAGTAAGTGGTGAGGAGGAAAATCCCCCTAAAAAACAAACAACAACAAACAAAACAACAATATTATGGCAACTTATATTAGTGGCGAAATCGAGACACGAGAGGCAACAGACCTTCAGGATGGAGTTTATGACTTTGTAGTTATGAACGCCAGAGAGGGCGAGACGGACATCAAGCGGACTCCCTACATCGAGCTTGAGTGCGCGGTAGTTAGTGGCGGTTACACCGTTGACGGACCTAAGAAATACATCCATCGTGAAAGCCTCTACTTCACCGAGAAGTCCGGTTGGCGCATCGACCAGTATCGCGCATCTCGCGGTGACGAAGTTACTGCTGGAGAGGCTGTCGAGATGACTGCTAACAGTGTCCTCGGAGATACCTTCAAGGCAAAGATTCACCACAAGCCCGGTAAAGACGGGACTGGCAACTGGCCTGCAATTCACTACTTTATCGAGCGATCCGGCGCGAGAGAGGATGAGCCGTTCTAGGTCTTATCCCGTTCCGCACAATGTCAAACTGGCACAAGAAAGCCCCGTTCGCCTCATCAGCGAGCGGGGCTTTTCTTTTTGATTGTTTCACGGTTTCCTAAGAGTCTCTATTCTCTAGGATGCGGCTAACATCGGATTCAACGAGTGCGCGGAACTCTAAAATCTCAAGAGCTTTACCATCAACGACCATTGATGCTCCGATGTCGGTTTTGCGACCGGGGCTGATTTCATCGTGAGAGGTGATATTGTCGATCTTGAATACGTCAGGGTTATTCAGGTGGAGCCAACAACAGAGCTTGCGAGTGGCGAGAACCTGTTCCTCCGTAAAGACATGGTAGAATCCGCGATCAATATTGCCGCGAGTCTCGCTGAACATAACCTCTTCCGCCGGTATTTCAGTGTTGAACCATGAATAAAATTTATCACCTTTCTTGGTCAGTGTTCCGGCAGCTTGCAGTTCAAGCCCGCAGAACTCATCAGAGACTCCACCATTGCATCTAGGATGAGATGACCTCCCCGCGTGATAGCCCCAATAGGCTAGTGAATCACATTGCCCGATATTGCCATCCTTATCTCCAATTAAATACAACATACCCGTGTTGCGCATCAGTTGGTTGCCAGCCTCGATGCCGTTGCGGTGTCCCGCTGTCCAGTGCAGCACGATACCTCTGGGGTAGCCGTCCGCGTAAGTGCCTCGCTTACTGCCTCCCTTACAGTCCTTGGCCCAAGGAATCCACTTCTTCCCCTCGCCGAACAGGTAGTGCTTGGGGTCGTGAATGTCTAGTAATGGATGCGCCCCCGCTGCGGGACTCGCATCAACCGCAGACCGCTCAGGATCAGAACTTCCGGCAGCAGCCCAATCATCATTGACCTGCTCAGACTTGCCGTAGCCCAGAAGGTCGTGAAACACTGAGATGAGCTGGCTCCTCTCCGCACTGGTAAGTCCGCTGTAATGGCTGTTTTGCAATCGCCAAACCTCTGTCCACGCCAGCTTCCTCTCATTTTCGCTCAAGTCACCCATTGATTAATGCGTTATCATTGCCCAGCGACTAAAGCTCTCATGTAAGAGTGATCGGAGTGCATTTTCTGACCGCGCCCTTTGAGTGTGCCTTCCTTAAACTGATAGACCCGCCCTTTAATCAGGGTCACTGTAGAAGGATCGTAGAGATTCGAATTGTTGATTCGCTCGCTGCTTTCGCTTTGAGACAACCTCGATGCGCAGCTTGTCAGCAGCAGAGCCACTGATGCCCAGATTGAAAATCTCATCTTCATATCCCTCTATTTCTCTGCTTATTGACCGCAGAACCTTTGCGGGGTAAGCGTGACGAAGAAAGGCGGCTAACGCAGATAGCGCAGCCGCCAAAGCCCTGAAAAAAGGCATATCCAGACTTACGCGGACTTCCCCTGAGATTTCTTTTGAAGAATCGACCAAGTAACACCAGCGATGGTGATTACCGCGCCGACAAGCTCCATCATGGAAGCCTCGTCGATGTGACCCTGAGCGACAGCAAGACCGCCGCCAAAAGTGAGAATATGGCGAAGGACGCCGAGAACTGATTCTTTATTCATTGTAATGTGTGGTTTTATATTCCTGTCTAATTATTGCTCTACGTCAACGCCTACTTGGGCTGATATGTTTCGAGGTGATCTCAATCGAACAGGCCGATTGAATTTGAGCGCAATCAGGGCAATCACCCACAGCATCGGCCCTCACCGCCGTTCTTGCCGTCAATCTCATCACTGAGTCTGGCGGGCTTGTGAACCTCTACTCTCGTGGTGTTCTTGATTGAGTCGGTCAGTGAGTCAATAGCCGCAGACAGTTTGTCCACGTTCTTCGCATTATCATTGCGAATTTCCCTGCGCTCATCCATGCTCTCCTCAAGGAGCTTCTCTACAAAATTATTGTGTTCATAACTCTTCGTCTGGTTGAACCGCACGAACATCACGATTATAGACAGAAGCGAGAATAGGACCAGACCAGTCAGGCCATGCTCGGCCCACAACGCTTCAGAATCCGACACTGCTGACAGGGGTTCCGTATCAATAGGGGCGAGATAACTCATATTATTTCAACCCCTTGAGCTTGACCACCACAAAGCACAAGTGGGCTGTGGTTACGGACGTGGCGATGAACATAGTTAGGCGAAGACTGCTCTGAATGGCAAGGCTCCAAGAAGATAGCCAATCGAAATGCGCGGCAGTAGCAAAAATCAGTGTCCCTAGCCCAATCACACTTTCCCCCCAAAGCTGCCAAGATATAGCTGATGAAACGTGCTTCGCAGACCCATCAACCGATCCTGCTGCCTTCATAAACTCTCGTGCCGCAAACAGTGACAACAGGACCGTAAGTGAACCAAGCAGCATTATAGTAAGTGTAAGCATTTGAGTTTTAGTCTATGTGTTATAAAACAAGCAATGACAACCGCTTGTATCCATCTATTTGGGACGCCCAGCAGGTCATAGTCCTCCTAGAAATATGGTGTGAGGTAGATTGCAAGCCTCATTGCGCTCAAGTTGACGTGTCAAACATCTATTCCTTGTCTGAATGCTGTCGTTTGCATCACGCGCTCTGACTCTTCATTCCATTTAAACCAAATCCTTCTTCGCCCATTGTCATTGGCGTTTTGAGGCAATAAATCGCTATCGCTCACCTCATAGTCAATACCGATCCAATTCACAAGTTCTTGTAAGGATTTGGAGCTGGAGGATATTTCGTCTAGCTCCACAATCCGACTTTCGGTCGCCATAGCCCACTCTTGAAGTATTCGTCTTTGATACAATACCTCGTAGCAGACGGCACTTAACTCCTCAATCCTTCTGTTGTCGCGATTCATCCAACTGGTAACTACTCTTCTTGGGTCGCGTTGCAGGATTGCTCTCTTCTGAATTAGGATTTCCGGCCCCACCGCATTCGGGCTAAGATTATATCTTAAATATCCGTGAACCTCGCCATATTTTGATTTTGAAAACCTTTCGATGGGAAAGCGTCCAAAAGCTCGGACATAAGGTTGAGGGCTGGGTTCTGCGTCCTCGTGACAAACTTCGTGGTCGCCGCGATTTAGGACATTCGATAGCCAAGTGGAACCACTTCGGCCTATTGTAGAAATAAAGAAGGTCATCGTTTTATTAGGGGTATCAAGTTTTCGAGAAGTATTTCGTTACAACGGGTTCCGACCGCAAGCGCGACGATTCTCGCCTTCTCCGATTCCTCCTCGTAGTTTTCCAAAATTCGCTTCGCCACCCCTACTCCCTCACGCGGATTCTGCGGGTTGATCTGCCATTCTTCCGGAATGTATTCGATGGCGGGGGTTGCGATCATCGGCTTGCCAAGTGCCATGTGCTCAATCGACACGAGGTTGAAAGACTCGGACTGCGATAATTGCATTCCAATATCGACGTAACTCGCGATGATTTCCAGAGACTTCTGCCAAGTTGTCCACGGGATCAGGGAGCTAGGAATATGCGCTTGCGCGAGTTTCGCACGGTGATCCGAGGGAAACTGCGTGGAAATGCCGATGCACTGCAATTCCATTTCCTCGCGGAGTCTTGCTAGTATAGAAATGGATGCGGGAACTCCTTTCACGTTGTCGTTTCGACCAACCATTGAGAACACGGGTGGAGCGTCCGCATCTTTCACCGCATAATCTAATTCGGGAATGTCGAAAAAGTTTGGAAGTGAAATCACATCTGCACCGTGGAAATCATCGTAGCGATCCCTGTCCATTACGGTTCCAAACTTCACATTCTCGCATCGCACACTGATCGCTTGCTGCGCGATGGTCCGATTGAACCATGCCTTTCCTCCATGATGATAGTTCGGAGAGCAGTGCATGATCGGAATGAATGTCACTTCCGGAAACTCGTTCGCCAGTTTCTCCAGCGATACGGGCAGCATAATTGCCAAATCTATGAGAACTACGGAGCAACCACTCTCCTTGATGGCCTCACGAGTTGCAGGAACTTCGTTGTGTTGGTTCGTAAAATAGTAATCGTGTAGGATTCCATGCTTCTCCAGAAACTCTCCAAACCTAACCCCGCGACAATCAAGCCAAGATGGGAACGCCCGCTGGAACATACTTAGCACATCGCACTCCCGTAAATCCTTTTGAGTGGAGTAGTCATTGGTATAGCCAGATTTGACAGAATCTTCACAGGGGAAACAGGACGACCCTCCCGACCCTGACGAGTAAGGATGTCGGGATGGCGGATTGCTTTTATCCGGACGAATAAATGAAACCTTTTTCAAATTACCGTATCCATCCAGAGTGATTGTGTCCACCCAAGTCTGCCCCCTTTTGGCAAGATAGCTTTTAACGACTGAGGGGTGGGTAAAATTCGCTTGAATGAGCGCGTCTGGAAACGATTGCGAATATCCAAAAAGAGCAAACTTCTGTCCGGCCTTTTTTAGTTCCAGAATTATACGGGGTATATCCTTTTCTTGAACATTACACGATAAAACTGCAAGCATTACACTCAGCGATCAAAGTCAACCCCATACAGAGCAAGGAGGATTTTGGATGTCGAAAGTCGGAGTTGTGGACTGATTGCTGTCGTCTGCATCGGTGGGAATTGCGGGTCGAGAAATTGCTACCAAATTACATGAGTCTGGAAATTTCCAGTCTATTGCTCTATAATCGGCTTCACTTAACGTGTTGTTCTCAATAACTTTTCGCTCATCGGAGGTGTAGGAATACCACACTCCGTTTTCGTAGGTGATCCATTGTATGTATAGCTCACCCTCCTTCCAACTGCTTCGACTGATCGGAACTCCCGTCGTCCTCGCGTAATAGGATGCGGTTGAAAAGTTGTGAGTAAAGTCGCCCCCCCCGTCGTCGAACGTCGCCTTGGCATTGTAGTATAACAGAATTTCGTCATCGGTCGTGTGAATGTCGAACTCGATGAACACATCATCTGGGATCAATGGAATCAATGGTTCAAGCTCTATGAGGTTATTCCCGTTCACTATACTTTCAAGATTCTGAAAGTCCAAAGTTCCACCCTCACTCGATCCAGTGTTAGACCTGCTATTTGTCGGAGCGTTTACGTCGTAATATTCCGCCGGACCGCTGACTCCAGTGTAGCTTCCGTCACCACGACGCGATAGGTTATTGCCAATCGAATCGAGTGGTTTATCATTCGCTACGGTCGTTGTGTCAGGCTTCCACGGTGGGCTTACCGGAACGGACCCCCCGCTTGCTAACCGAATGCCAACAACGCTTCCGTCTGGAGAAAAAATGTAAGTTCCTGAATAAACGGACGCAACAGGACTAACATTATTAGTGATAGTGTCACGAGTCGCGCTAATCATGTGCGCCAGAGCAGAAGGCTTTAGACGCACTTTGCTAGGTGTTGCCATAATTAAATATCCTCAATTCTGTCCTTCTCGATCCTGAAAATAAATGTCTCCGTGGTCCTGCGATGGATGTCATCGACTGCATCTGCTTCCAGAGTTGCGCTTACGGTTCCTCCAGAAATATAAACGTCGTCCGCAGAAGAGGGGGCCGTGATCGAAGCGGAATCTGCTCCGATTCCAGAGAAGGAATACCTAGTCTTAGTCTTTGTTAAATCGACGTAGAAAACAATATCCTGCTCCTCTTCGTCCAAGACCACGCTGACCATGAATCCTTCTTCAAACTCACCAACCGCTCCCGCTCCTTCATGGGAGGAGGTGAAAGCTGTCTTGATGCTTGAACCCGCATCTCCATCATTGATGTTTACTGTGAACTCAGCACCAGTAGATAAGTCATTATCGTAAACGTCCACGGTAAAGGTATCAGTAGGATTCGACGCGTCCAGATTCAAAAATCCGTCCGAGATGCTGTTCACATACGCGAAGTCCTCTATTGGAATACGGATAACGCTAATGCCGTTGAGATCGTCAGAATTTACATTTACCGTAATGTCGAGGGAGTCTGAGTCACCCGAGTCGGATACGTGACTGAATGTAGTTGTCCAAGGGGATTGATTCTGAGCGTTATCGTTATCCTTTGATGTGTCACCAGTCCAGCTTGAAAAAACGTAAACTCCGGCGTCTGCATCCCATTTTATGCTACCGTTGCGAACAAGTTGGATGTCTGGACCGGATTGCAGATCAAGGTCCAACGTCACAGTTGCTTCTGTGTTATCTTCGACTTTCGGAAAAGACAAAAACTCAAAAGTGTAATCACGATTATACTGATTGGGATCATTGGTGTCAACAAGTGCCGTAGCGAGAGTGGTGTCGTAATCACTGGAAGAAGCAAGAACGGTGTATTCGACTTCGGCCAAAGAATCAAGGTATGTTCCTGAATCCTCCTCATAGTTGGACAGGATTCCCTCAAACGTCTCTTGAGGAAAGGACATCACTGAATAGTATCTAGTATCCTCTCCCGTCCCGACCTTACTCCACGATTCCAGAATGTCATACGTCTGATCTGGGGCGAACTCTTGAGTAAATGCGCGAATGCTCCTCAAAGTAAGGTCTTGGGCGACCCCATTGCGAACAAATTTGAACGCCACCGGAAAGCGATCTCCCTCCTTCGCTAGAAAGATGGACTTTCGGTATCCCTCTTGCCGCTTCTCCGAAGTGGCGGGACCAAATTCGAAACTCTCCGCACCGTCGAAGGCGATCTTTCCAGTAACAATATCTACCGTAATGGGAATTGTAATCTCGCCAGTGTATTCTTGATCTTCGGGTTCTGGGTCTTCTGCTGGAGCAGGGTAGATTGGAATAAGCAATGGCAACGAGTCACTGCCATGTGAATTTGTTGCGGTGATAGTAAGACTGTAAATTCCGGAATCTCCCTCCACAGGCGCAATGTCTAATTGCCCAGTGCTTGTGTTGAACGTAGTGTTGGGCGGGAGCGTTGTGCTGCTCCAAGATGTAGGAGATTCTGTTGCAGATGGAAGGAATGTAATGCTACCCCCCTCCTCTGCCGATAAAATGCTGGTCCTTGTGTCGATTGTCGGTGATGATGCCATTGCAAAAAAGTTTAGTTAATGAATGCTGTTCCCTCACTTGCTGGCGTTTGAACGCCCGGAGTTTCTATAGTAAATCCCTTGATTGCAGTAAAGCCGCTTGGATCGCTCTGACCGTCTTCAGTGTCAAATCGGATCAAGCGAGCACGCAGAATGAAGTTTGCGCTCTTCGGTGCGACCGTCGCTTCGGTCGTGCCATAGAAGAGACTCGTTGCGGTTAGAGTGTCGATTTCATCGACGAGCTTGCGCTCGACTACCATGCCAAACCTATGCACCGTCGAAATCGGTGAAATGACAATCGCTTGCTCAAGCAATGGCGTTCCGCGCCATACAATCGACTCGATATTTTTACCGGTCTTTGAAGGTGTTTCAAGAGTCGTCTTTTCGCCGACTTCAATCGCAACAGCCCATTGCGCGGCGGTGTTGCTCTTCAGCACGGCGAGTTCAAGCGCGAAACGAAGCTCAAAGCGGCTCTTGAGTCGAAGTTGTCGATCATTCACGGGGAGCTGAAATAGCTCGCGCTCAAATGCCTTCGGATAGTATGACGTTTCGGCTTTCTTGGTAATAGTGTGAGTGCCGACACCATCATCGGTGAGAGCAATCGGGGTCGAGCCGCCTACGCTCGTGAGTTCAATGGCATCATCTTCACGATTTATCACTTCGTAATCGCTGCCCGCAACAAGCGGTGCTGGCGGCGTATCGGTCGAGTTCACCGTGACAATCGTGCCGTCTGGAAATTCGTTGTCGGTCGCCGCAAGTTGATTTTCGTCGCTTGCGAAGTCGGTTGTAAATTCAACCGGACTCGCGTGCTCGCCGTATCGCTCGACCTGATACCAAAGCCGCCCGTCGCAAGCCGCGAAGCCGCCGTCGTCTAGTCGAGCTGATCGAATACCCTTGCCGCCCGTGAGCAGTACGGTGCCGCCCGTGTTGTTCTCAAACACGCGCCCGACATATTCGCTCGCTGGGGTTGGCACAGTGCTCGGCAAGTCTTCAACTTGCGCATCGTGCACGGCGGCGAGAAGCCCGCGAGGTCGCCCTAGTTGAGAAGTGTCGAGATCAACGAGTCGCGTGCTAGGATCGGGAATTGCCACGCGACTAGGGAATACCTCAAAAAGCGGTGGAAGTTGCCAATGAGCCGCTTGCCCTCCGTCGTCGTCGGTTCCCTTTATAGTGCCAGTGCCAGTGCGATCCTCTAAGTCTGTCAAACGCTGCCCCAAGTCATCGAGAATGGCCTGCAAGCCAATGATGTCAGAGATAGGGTGGGTATGAGGGTCGAAGAAACTAGTAAGCTCAAGGCCGAGAACGGTAACGCGCCAGTCACCGCTCGCGGGAGCACCTGAGAGGGCCGTGACAGTGAGGGAGTTGCTGCTTGTCTCCGTGACCGAGAAATCAGTCCCAAGGACAAGCAGATTACCCGTAGAGACTTGCTTAACGATTACGTTATGAGCATTCACGTCGAGGTTGTGATCGACAACGAACGTAGTAGCCACGCCATCACCCACTGTGTCGGAATAGTGTAGTTGTCCGTTACTGACTTGGCTGTAGTCGAAACCTCCGTAGACCTCATCAATAGGTGGTCGCAGCCAGTCCACATTGGCGGCTGAGGCTAACCCGTCCCAATTAAGCGTGCGAATAAGTGTAAGTGTGCTGGAATGAACCTTGCGATTATATGTGATTGCCGCGTTATCAGGGTCTTCAATCTCCATTTCGATTTCGAAAGGGAGGGTGATTTCACCGTCCTCAGCGTCACGCATCAGCGCAGCCAGTTCAGCAGTATTGAAGTCTAGCGTGAAAGTAAGGTATCCAGAGTCATCTCCTACTACCACGACCTCAATCAAGTCTTGGTCAATTCCAGCCATCTCGCCCTCAAACGAGATCAAAGCCTGACCATCCAATCCTTGCTCGACCCTAAAGATTCCCCCCTCGTCGGCGAGTGGTGCTAATGCCTCCTCAATCTGACCTACGCCGTCTGCGCGGGTCAGAGTGTTGCTATGGATGCTGTTGCGCTTGAGTTGGTATCCTGCGCGAAAGTCGCGAGGAACGTGGAGAATTTGAATTTCAGGAGTTAGCGTGCCTCCAACTCCCGTGTCAGAACCGGCGATGTCCTCCGTGACATAAGGTGGGTCAGGCAACTTAGTAGTCAGGGTGCTCGTGCTTGCCACCGGAGCCTGAATTAGTCTCAGATCGTGCCTCCACTTGGCATTGAATCGCGATGCGCGTGATCGCAGGAAGGACACGGGGAATAGGCTGTTTTCGTCGTAAATGGTGATCTCTGTCGGCTGCGCGTAGCTGGCTGTCGTCTCGTTCGCGAAAGTGACGATAAAGCTCTCATCGAGAAGCTCTACGGTCGCAGCACCTAGAGCGGTCATCTGCGCCGATGAGATGGCGTTAATTGCGTCTTGAACCTCTTGGGCGGTGGCGTCGTAAGTCAGGTTCGCTGTAACGTCTGGAGTGGCTTCGATTCCGACCTCTAGGTTAAATGATCCCGACTCTGGGCGGGTGTCAATACGACCAACGGAAGCGCGGAACGAGTCGACGGTCCGATTAGCTTCAACGCTCTGTCCTTCAATCTGCTCGGAAAGCCTCAACCCCAGCGTAACCTCTGTCCCGAAGGGCAACTTGGGGAACTGTATGTCGGAGCCGCCTAGCGTGGAGGAAAGTTGCCCTGTAGAGAGATCAAGGTAGCCTTTTGTATTCATGCGATATTGAGCGTGGTAGGCTGAAGCCTATACATTGTCCGATTCCGTCAACCTGCTAGCCGTCGTCGTCAGATATTACAACAGGGGCTGCGGGAATATTGAAGAAGGATGGATCGAACTGCACAACTCGATACGGAAACCTTGGGTTAAGCCGGTTATCCTGCTTCCTCTCCTCACGCTGCTTTTCGCGCTCATCGACCAGCTTCTGAGTCCTACCAAGACCACCCTGATACAGCCCAGCCGGAGCACCGCCCTGAGTTCTAGCAGATGCCCTTGCTACTTTGATCTGTGGAGGTCGAGTGCTCATTATGTGGTCCAGAATTTACCAGTCACTTGACTAGCATCTATTATGTTATTAAGCTCAGAAAACCTCTCGCTGGCTTCCGCAAGTATGTTAGTTATGAGTGCGTTTCCTACGCCACCCGCCAGCGGGATGGGAAATACGAGCGGATCACTGAATACTTGATCCTCTAGCCTGTTGGTTCCGTGGTTGAGGTTCCAGAATAGGTTGTGCTGGACATAAGGAGTCCATGAGTCATCAGGGTCTTCGCCCTCACCTTTGCCCGGTTGAGATAGCAAGTAGATGGTGCATACGCGGATATTGTCGAATGGATCGGTCCCTGCGTTACCCCGGATTGCCTCCAGCGGGTCAAAGCTCTCCTCTTGCGGCTCAAACTTATTGCGCTTACTGATAAATACCCGGTTTTCGTCAGGGTTAAACGATCCCGTGTAGCCCATCGAAAACGACACTCCACCAGTGGTAGTGTCGGACCAAAATCCTCTGGATGCCGGTCTTTCCTGAGTCAGAACAATGTCCATAGCGCGAAGGTATCGTCGCTCATCTCTGGGCAACCCGCCGACTTTGATCTGCTCTTGTATCCCGCCAGACAAAGAGATGCTCCGTGGGCTGGCCGATTCGACTCCTTTTTCAGCGAAGTATGCAGGAACAGGCTCAAACGCGAATGACCCGCCAGATAGCCCAACATTAGCATTGAAGCCAACGGGATCAGCGTCAAAACCAATCTTTCGAAGGTTTGCGCTAAGTATCTCTATCTGCGGCTTCTCATGTAGCTCCGCAATCACAGGGCCAGTCTTGTCTGTCACAGCATTGATGCCTAACCTGTCTAGCGTCTCTTGCTTCGCGTCCTTTGCGGGTATCTTGATCTCCACGTCCCCTGCATTAACGTATCCCGGTCGAACAGATGCTTTGAAAACCCTGTCTCGCTCATCCCACCCCACAGTCGTATGCCAAGGGTGCTTAAAGCCTCCCCGCCTAACTGCTTTTACCTCAAGTGGAATATTCGTCACAATGCGCTCCGCAAGGAAGTTAAAGTCCTCTGCGCTAATCTCATATCGCTGCCTCAGCTTCTCACCTATAGTCGTTAAGCGAGTCAGGATTCCTCTTGTGGCCCCTCTGCTCATGCCGCCCAAAAGTAGTGGCGTTCCGCCGCGTTTCCCTCGGCATTGGTCCCGCCAGCCACGTATCGGTGGTTGAGATTGTGATGGACAATTTGGCGAAACTTCAAGAATGCACCATCCTTTGACCAGTAGAGCTTGGCTAATGGGTAGTAAGCAACGCGATCATTGCTATCGTTACCCTCCTGAACCGGACTACCACCCTGCGCAAAGCGATTAGATAAATCCTCGACGTGGACCACGCTGAGTGAATCTGGCGATTCTGTTATTCCGGCCTCACCACCAGCAAACATAGTGACCTTGATCGCAATGTAAGTCTTGAGGGCATCAGATTCCTTCTTCACCTTGATCTTAGGAACTTGAACTAATTCACCGTTTTCATCATAGCCACTGATTGAAACTGATTTATCATCGCTGCCCTTGATGAACGGCGTTGCGCCATTAACGGACCCTTCGGATACGCTAAATCCATTGATGTCACCCCTAATCTTAAATGGGTGAAGGAATGAGTTTTTTTCAAACTTTGCGCTAACCAATGTGCCTTGGCTCTTGCGCGTCACCTTGAGGTCTTTGTCGTTGCTGGACGTATAAACCTCTGCGGCCTCAGCGTACCTCACTAGCGCACGTAATGCCTTAGAGATGTCGTCGCCCCTTCTAACCCTTAGCTCTCGCGGAATGTTTGGCATAATCTTATACTCCCTTACCTTGCGTTGACCTGTAACACTCTGTATAGAGGCTCATTCCATCCACCAATAGGTGATTGCAGCCACTCGTCGGTTATGACGTATGCGCCGCCCCTTCTACTCATCTTGAACGGCTGCTGCATCCAGTTTCGCTCGCCGCTAGGTAGGTCCAAGTTTCTGAACTCATTGGGTAGCTTTTGGTAAACTGTCCCTATTAAGTTTACTATGTAATCAGGTATCTCGCTGACGGCGTAGGTGCGTCTGAATACAGCACCAAGAGATAGGAATGTCTCCTCACCGAACATGGGGTTTTTAACCTCCTGAGTGCCATCGGATACGGGGCCAGTCGCCTCTAGGCCGAAAGTTTCCATTAAGCTACCTGTGCCGGGAATATCCGTGATTGTTGGAGGGAAAACCATCTTGCCCTTTTCCTCGTCAAAAACTCCACCAAAATTAGCCCGTAGTCCCAAGATATTAGGGTGTGCGTCAATCGGCTCCTCACTATATGATGCGTCAAACTCAATTCGTGCGTTCTGGATTCCTGCGAGCTTTTGTTCAACGATTCCCTCATAAGTGACCGTAACAATCATGCCCTCTTTGCCTCCATCTTCGCCCATACCCTTCTGGTCTTGGCCGTCTCGACTGACTTCAATCAAACCGTCCACAGGTGCATCGGACCCCGCCTTGTGGTAGTCGCCTTTAGACGATACATAGTATTTACAGGTCCAAGTTGTTACACCGATGTCGTCTGTTGAAAACGACTGTCCTACTGTTTTGATTATTTCTGCCATTGTGTGATATTGTGATATTTGTGTTGAAACTCGTTAAGCAAATTGACTCAGAGAGGCTGGCGGACCAACGAACTCAGCATCGCTTTCTGCCATTAGCTCGTCCTTGATGCCTTGTAGCAGTGTGTTCGTTTTATCTCTCTGCGCCGTGGCTTTCTGCGCCTCGATAGCAATAATGGAAAACGCGCTGCGACCCATTATGGCGTTGTTCATCTGGTCCACTCTCCCATTTAGCATGGGTCCAGCGAAAGCCGCAGGACTAGGAGCTGTTGGCTTATCATCCTCGGCTGGACCCATCTTTTCCTCCTCCTCACGAGGGCGGCTGGTCAAGCCTTTTAGGACTTCCTCAAGTCGTCTCCTGCTACCCGTGGCATCGGCCAAATCTAGGCCATTTATAGCACTCCTGATCTGTTCAATGACCTTATCATTGATTTGACTTCTCACAGACGCTCTCTCAAGCTGCCTGCCCTTGTATGCGTCCTCAAATCCTTGACTTAAATCCCCAGCAATCTCGGCCCCGCTTGCGAGCGACTCTGCTCCGGCCTGCATTTTATCGCCAAGCTCCAGCTTAGCAAAGAGCGGGATGGCTTCCTCGATCTTCCTTACGAATGCCGTTGCTGCATTCGTAAGCGATGCGGTGAAATTTAAGAAGAACTCCGCTTGACCTATCACAATAGCACTCCAAAAATCCATATCGCGAAAGCCTGTTGTGAGGACATCCACAATCTTTATGCCTAACAGCGCAATCTCGCTTTCCATGCGAACCCTAAATAGCGCGTAGAATGTAATCATTTTATTCACAAAAGACCTAACCGCATAGTCAACAAAGGCATCCCACGCTTTCGAGAATCCATCAAGCGAATCTGCCATAGTCGCAATAGGGTTGGTAAAATTCTCTATCTTGGACATGGCATTAGCGATACTCGACCCCCATGAGTCAGCATCAAGGATCATGCGTTTCATAATCACAAGCAAGTCATCCATGACCGGCTTGAGTGCCTCAATTATAGGTGCTCCGAACCGCTTGAGGAACTCACCCCAATGCGCCCTCATTCTACCCACCTTACCTTGGAAGGTGGTAGCCATCTTATCAGCACCGCCAGCAAAGTCTTTGAGCGGGCCTTTCCCCTTAGCCACGTCGGTAAACAACCCTAGAACAACATCTGCGCTGACCTTGCCCTCTTGAATCATCTTGTTCAGCTCTGCTCCCGTGACACCGAGTTGCTCCTCCAGTGCCTTGAAGATCGGGATTCCCTTCTCCGCAATCTGCTGCCTCAATTCCTCCATAGAGCCAACACCCTTGGCAGCAACCTGAGACAAAGCGACACCCAATAGCTTCATATCAGTGTTTGTCATACCCACAGCACCACCCACATCGAGAATGCCTTTGTTCAGCTCCATCGCTTTCTCTGGGGAGAATCCGAACGCCATGAACTTGCCTACGTTCCCTGCCATAGCCTCAAATGTGATGCCCGTTCGCATGGCGGTTTGTCGCAGAACGGTTAGAACCTTATTGCTCTTCTCCACGTCACTGGTGAGAATGTTGAATCGCATTTCAGCGGCTTCCACCTGCCCTGCCTCCGCGACGGCCCTTTGGATGGTTCTGGCGAAGACTACTCCCGCAGCAAGTCCAATAGCAGCCATTGACTTGGTGATCGTCTTGGAAATACTCAGCATCGCCCCCGCGACTCCGCCGCGAATACCTTTGCCCATCGCTTTTCCAGCAGATCGACCGCCCTTACTACCAAAAGACTTGGCTTGCCGCTCTGCTCGATTGAGCTTGGCGGTAAACTTTCTGATGTTCAGATTTAGCTCTGCGGTAAGCGAATTGGCCATATATCTGTCAAGTTGTCAATCCTTAGCTGGTTTCACTTCCAGTCCACAATCTTTGATCTCTTAACGGCATCCTTTAAGCCCTTCCTCATCTTCTTGCGAAGTGACTTGTCAGCCTGAACTCCCATCGCCCAACTCAGCCTGCGCTTCATAATTGCGACATCACCAGCGAACCTAACCCTGTTGGAGAACCTGATATGAATATTATCCTTACGGATCACAATTTTTGCACTACTGCCCACCTTGCCCTGATGCCGCCTCATCCACGCAGGGAAGTTTCGGCCCCTGACGCCAAACTCATCTGCGGCTGCGTGCCACCCTGCGGCGAGTGCGCCGACCTTGGACTTCCGCATACGAATGTATCTGTTTAGCTGCCCCTTCATCACCTTATGGCGGTGGCGACTCTTTGATCTCTCAACCCTTCCCTTTCGACGCGCTCTCTTGTGTGCAGCCGCCATCCAAGCAATCGTCTGATTTTGTGTATGCGCTCCAGTTGCCAATGGGTTTGCGGGCGATAACTTGCGCTTTGTCACGCCTTCAAATACGCGGCGAATATGAACCTCAGTTGTCCGCTCTCCCCTTTTCTTAGCAGCCACGCCCCTGCGGTGCTTACCTGCCTGTGGAGGCGTTAATGCTATGATTTCCGACACGAGATTCTTAGTGAAATCTCTCATAACCTCCCCTTGGCTCTTCTTCACCTGTCGCTTTAATTCCACAGCCAAGGCCGCGCCCCACGCCGCACCGTTCTTGAGTGTGAGTAAGTTCTCCTCAGCCATACCAATCTGAGCCTGTCAATCCAGCAGCCTAGAAGTCAGCGAACGCACCCTCACCCTCCCATTCGTCAGACATAGCCTCAGAAGCATCCACCAAGCCTTGATATTGATCGTTCATCTTGACGGCAAGATCAGCCTTTCCGCCAAGAGGCACAGTCCACTCGTCATTGGCCGCAAGGACGCAATGGTGATAGGATAAGGCGCGGATCAGCGGGAGTTCCCACATAATCCAGTGCTCCTGCTCCTTGGTTGGCCTGCCATCAGCCAGCGAATAGAGGAACGCGACCCCCCACGCTGGCTTTATAAGTTTGGGGGAGGAGGACTTTCACTGCTTGAGGATTCCTGCTGTGGCTTCTCCACAACGTCTACCGCCGTGGATGCTACGTCACCAATCTCGTTAATTGATGACATAATATCATTCATGTCAGACAGCTCCAGCCCGAAAGAGAACTCCATAACCTCGTCCTCCCAAGTGCCATCCTTGACTGCGCGTAGAACATCCTTGATTGGCTGAGACTGAATCCAGATGAATGTCTGTATCTGCTGAATGCTGTCGCCATCAAAATCGCCGTCCTCGCCCTCTGTGGCCTCGCGCTCTCCTGTGAAAATATCTAGACCCAGCTTGCGGCACAGTTGCAGCGTGCCGAAGGTGAATGGCCTCAATTCAAGTCCACAGGTCTTGCTTCCCGCCTCTAGTAAAATATCTTCTGAATCCATGTGATTTGTGTGATTTGTGTGATTTGTGTGATTTGCGTGAGGGCCGCGCTATCTGCGCTTGTTCAGTTGATTGAGAAAATACGCTCGCTCTTCTGGTGTAGCGTTGTCAGGAATGCTCACCTTGGACGAACCCTTGCGGATAACGTGGTGCTTAGGCAGCTTTGAGATAACTTTGAGCATCGAGAGGTGCTGTGTGTGCGTAGCACGCAGATACGAGATCGGGTGATCGGGGTTAGCCTCAATCCACTCGCGATCAATGTAGCGCGAGCGGAACTCACCGAAGCTAATACTCTCCTCGCGAGCCACGAGTTTACCGTCTTGATTCTCGACCCAAGTGAAAGGGACTTTTGTGGAGGCGTCCATTAGCCAAGTGACGCTCACCTGAGTCTCGCCATCCACTTCTTCGTAGGCTTCCATAAACGGCTTGTCTGTGCCGTATTTAAACCCGCAGGCGAGTGCAGACGCGACAAGCCTAGTGTTGGGGGAGTGCGCGGGCTTCTTGTTGTCGCGCACCAATTCTAGCTTCGCCCCCTTGAGAGGGCTGTTTGATTCATTCATGGGATTTTTGTTCCATCTTTAGGCGATGGCGGGCCTCTATTGCATTAAACGGCGGTGGGGTAGTGTTCGCCGGTAGCTGAGAATGTGTTAAACCCAGTATTGCTCTCACCCTCCTCCGTAGAGACGATCAGGCGCGTTCCGGCTCCATCCGTGACACCAGTGATGGCTCCAGCAGACCCACCGTCTGACCCAAGCACGAGAGCAGCATTGAGGTCGCCATTGCCGGAGATCGTGAAGTTAATCATACGGGCGTATGTTCCGGCGGCTCCAAAGCTAGAGTCGCAAGCGGGGATAAAGGTGTCCTCAACGACCGCCTCATATTCAACGGATTCGCAGAATGTTCCTGCTGGATAGTTTTGGATGCCTACTTCGTCAAGTGTTACTGCCATGTCTAAATTGTGTGTCGAGTGTTGAGTTATGAGTCAATTACAGTGACTTGTATTCCTTGGCGGTGATCTCAAAGTCAGGAAAGTCCTCTGCGTTCTCGGTGACGCGAGCAGAGGTAATGACTGATGTTCCGTCAGCGAAGGCAGTGCCAGCAACAACGCTTGAAAGGTCAGCGTCTCCCTTGCCAGAGAGCGTGTAAGTGATCTCCTCAGTCTTGGTGGTGGATGCTACGACATAATTTCCATCCTCATCCTGAACAGTCACGCTGCTTACGCTTTTTGACTTGGAAGATTCATTGGCATAGCTACCCGCAGGGGTGGCGATGTCTGTAGCTGTTACTCCGATGTGTGCTGCCATAACAAAATCCGTTTGTCAACCCCATCGCCTAGCCTCTGAACACCCCCATGTTGAGACTGAGAGTGGTCAGCCAGCCGCCATCCGACACGGTAGGTTCCTCACCGACAAAGAAAGCCCCGCGAAACTCATCAGGCGACCTCTCGCTGTCAAATGTGGCTCTCAGGCTGGATGCGTCCCACCCCTCCACCAAACCCCTGACTTGGCTAGATAAGTCCTGATGCGACTGTAGAGCCGCATTGCCGTCGTCGTCTTCGTTCATGTGTGAGGGTGTAGTGACGATAAACTTGGTCATCACCATCTGTAGCGGCCCCACGCGGTGATCTGAGCTTTCAGCAGACACAAACACGGTCTGATCGTCACTAGCGATCTGTTCGGACGACAGCCCAGTGTTGACCGTTGCTGTGACCCCATCCTGCTCAAGCCAACTCTTGAGCGTTTCTTCGATTCCCATGTTCATAATTAAGCTTTGACGGTCATCGCGAATAGAGGCGAGAAGGGTCGATTGGTATTCTCGACTACCACGTAAGCCTTACCGTCCATCTTGATTCTATCGTTAATTTCTGGGAATGGGCCATCTCCCGTGTTAAAATAATTTCGCGGGACTTTAAGAACCCATGATCCATCGGGTGCAAAGCCGCCAATATCAAGTTCCTCCATGATCTGAGGGTCGTCGAGGATCGCTCTGTATTCCTGCCCCTTCCATTCAATGTCGAACCCAGCGTCATCAACGATTTCGATAACGGCGTCAGCCATCTCCGTTTGAAGTAAGTTTTTGCCCATACTTTTATGATAGCGTCAACGCAAAAGAGAAAGCCGCCAGCAACCCCTCTAGGCTACTGGCGGCTTTATTACACACTAAAAGTGTTGTTTTACTCGGAGTCCTTCTTCTTGGCAGCCTTCTTCTTCGGGGCTGGCTTCTCAGCCTTCTTGAGTTGCTCCTCAATAGCCTCTGCCTTGACGACTGCCTCGACAGCCCTCTCGTTAGCCTTATCAAGCTCCTGAGTGAGTTTCTCGTGAGCTTCTTCCTTTTGCTTTTGGACGAGTCCGGGTTTACCGCGCTTATACCAAGAGGGTTTGCGAAGCATTCCAACAAATTCAAATTTGTCAGAGTCGATCTCTTTGCGGTATGCCGCAGAACATTCGTCCACGTCTCCACAAGTGATAACGGTGGCCTTGCCTCCGTTAAATCCGATTACAAGTGATGTTTTTTCCATAATTGGTTTCCTTTGTTTTCCGTTAAGGTATCCGGTAAAAGAAAAAGGGGCGAGCGGCTAGAACCACCCGCCCCTTTTGAGTTATTTTTCAGCTATTAAGCGGAAACAATGGCAGTAGCCTTTGAACCAGTCGTGCTGTCAGCGTTCACGCCGTAAAGAACGGAGAGTTCAGTGCGCTGCTGAATGTCGTCATACCAGTGGCGAAGCTGGATCGTGAGGCCGCTGTTAGGATCGGTAATGTTACGAACCTGACCGTTCCAGTTCTCAGGAGCAGCAACGACGCGAGAAGCAATCGCAAGTGCCTGTGGCTGGAGAGCGACACCCGTCATGTTACGAGAGTTGGCAGGGATCGTGCCGTTATACTCGTAGACATCGAATCCGTGGATTCGGCGAACCATTCCCTCACGAAGAGGAGTGCGTCCCTCTGCGTTGTTTGAAGCGGAGATCAGAACGCTGTCCTTGAGCAGACCGTTCATGTAGCTAGGAGGAATAATGATTGCGCGACCAGCAGTGCTGACCTTGCGGGTGCTAAGTCCCTCAGCCAAGTCAGCAACAGCGTCAGCGTCGAAAGCCGCAGCAGTAGAGACTTGTGAATCAGCCACGTTACCGACGACAGCCAAGCTAAGTGCATCTTCGATCATCTTGTCAACGAGGGCTGCAACAGCAGGCTCAACGTGGAATTGGATGAGGTCGTAGTCAGTGTAGCTGCGCTCAAGGTCAGTGAAGCCCATTCCGATACCCT